TACAAGGGCACCGCCACCGCCGGGGAGAAAGGCGAGATCCGCATCCGCTACTGGGACGAAAAGACCGAACGGTACCGCACCGTCATCGGCTATATCGGCGAAGACGGTCTTGAGCCGAACGTGCCATACAAGCTGAGCGCAGGCCGCAAGCTGGTCCGAGCGTGAGCACCCGCCCGCGCCTGCCGGGTCACCCAAAGCAGGCCCGATCCACCTGGCTCCCCATCGCCAGGCTGTATCGGAGAGTGGTCTGGTCGCACAGCGCTAGGGGTATAGCGTGTGCTGCGGGTACTACCTGATTCAGTTCAGAGTCACGCCGCCAGATGACCCAATCCAGCCGGACAGAGACTCAGCACCGGCCAGACCACTCCCCCATACAGCCACCACGCACAACCCGACAAGGAAACCAAACATGAGCACTACCATCCCCGATTCGATTCATCCGAGTGACCTTCCTGAAATCGGCCAGCCCCTGGCTGATGGAACCTTCTTTGCCCGCCAATGGCTCAATGGCAAGGAATACGCCTACGTCGATCTCGGCAAAAGCGCCGAGTTCGCTGGAGAATGGGGCGAGTATGGCCAGAGCGTGGACGGCGCCGTTAGCTATCGAGACGGAGCTTCGAACACGATCGCCATGGCTGAAGCTGGCAGCCCGATTGCCAAGCAATCTCTTGAGATCGGAGAAGGCGTATTCATTCCTTCTGTTCTGGAACTGGCTCTTCTGTTCTCCGCCAAGCAAGCAGGCGAGCTGTCTGATTTCGCAGATCGCTGGTATTGGTCGAGTTCGCAGTACTCCGCCGGCTACGCCTTCACCACGACCTTCAACGTCGGCCGCACGTACGACCTCGGCAAGAGCAACGACTTCCGTGTCCGCCCCGTCCGCAGATTGCTTCGCTAATTCATTTATTCGAACAGGACTGATCATAGGAGGCCGGGATGGCCATGCACACCGAGTTGCAGATCCACAAGACCGCCGAAGAGTTGCTCAGCATTACTCTTAGCTTGGTGCGCAATATCCCGCGCGATCTGAAGCAGGTCATCGGCTCGAAGCTTCGCGATGAAGCGCTTCAAATTCTGGTACTCATCGGTCGAGCCAATATGGCGCGGAACAAGCTGGAGCACCTGAATCAGTTGCTCGAAAGCATCTGGATGGTGAACTACCTGCTCCGCGCTCTGGCCAACCAAAGGCTAATCAGCCTCAAGCAACACGCCTCCGCGATGCAACTCACTGCCTCTATAGGCAAGCAGGCAAACGCCTGGAAAGGAAAGTTCGCAACCGCGCCCGTTGGGTGAGGGCTAAGGCCTTCATCCCTGCGCGCTGAATCTGGTCTTGCCGCTGCCATCTCTGGCACCGCCACGCGCATAACGGAAACCATTACCTTCACCCGAAGGAGGGATTAACGTGCCCGATTCAAATACAGGCCTGCGGGCCGGCCAGCGCTTTGGTTGTCTCGTAGTGTTGAGGTCCAATCGCGGTAGGTCAGTTTGCAGGTGCGATTGCGGCGCTATTCACGAGGCTTCAAATGGAAACATCAGGCATGGAAAGACAAAGAGCTGCGGATGCCTTAAAGCACAGGGGAATCATAGAACTCATGGAAGTACTGGCACTTTAACGCACAAGCGCTGGTTATCAATGACTAGGCGATGCAGAGACGAGAAATGTATCGGCTATGAGAACTACGGCGGCAGAGGTATCACCGTCTGCGATCGCTGGATGTCATTCGAAAACTTCCTTGCCGACATGGGCGAATGTCAGCCGGATATGACGCTTGATCGAATCGATCCTAACGGAAACTACGAACCCGACAATTGTCGGTGGGCTGACAAAACAACCCAAGCGCGGAACACCCGGGCCAACAGGCTAATGACCTGGAATGGCCAGACGCACTGTGTCGAAGAGTGGGCCGAAATTATAGGGGTTAGCTCGCGCAGCCTGATGAGCCGTATCCGTCTTGGATGGAGCGACGAGAAGGCTCTTTCCACTCCAATAAGGCAGCACAAGCCATATAAGGATCGAACCTAGCCACTCCCACAAAGACCGCGCAGGTATCGCCAATGCCTTGCTACGCAGGGGTTTCTCGGTGGAACGAGCGCTGACAAAAACATTCCCCCCAAGAAGAAGAATCCATGCCAACCCTTTTTGAGTTCGCAGCGCTATTCGTTGTCCTGTTTCTGACTATGTATTGGTGAGGTGAGAGATGAGTGAGTGGATTAAGTGCAGCGACAGACACCCTGAGAACTTGGATGAAGTCATGGTCTGGAGAAAGTGGACGGGCTGGGACTGCTTCGCTCCCGAGTTCGACCGCTGGGTAACTGACGAAAGCTCGGATGAAGGCGGTTTCTGGATGATAGCTGAGGACTCTTGCCAGCACATCGAAACCTGTGCCGATGGACCTGGACATGTAGAGCGACCTGAAACCACCCACTGGATGCCACTACCCGCACCACCACAAGACGCCTGACAGGCAGGAGAAGAGAATGAGCAAGCACACGCCTGGGCCGTGTACCGTGGACTTCATCGACGGTGTTGATGGCGTATTTGCGGAATGCGACAAACGAATTTGCCAAGTGGATGAAGTAGACATCGTTGGCTGGAATGCGCGGTTCCGAGATGAATCCGAGGCAAATGCCAAATTGATCGCTGCCGCTCCTGATCTTCTCGAAGCACTCCAGCAGGATGTCACATCGATGCAGGACAGTGGATATCCGAATGACAGCTTAGTTATTCGAGCCGCACGTCAAGCTATTACCAAGGCCACCGCCTAACCGCGCCCTGGCGCATACACACACTGGAGGCGAGATATGTATAAGCACGCTTCGATTTCTGATCTTCTCGGAAAGACCATAAAGCAGATCACCGGATTGGAAGCTGGAAGCGGTTCTGTCGATTTCGAATGTGAAGACGGATCTCTGTTTCGGATGGATCATCAGCAGGACTGCTGTGAGAGCGTTTCGATTGACGATATCGAGGGTGACGCAAGCGACCTTGTTGGCCAGCCGTTGGTGGTTGCCGAGGACGTCAGTAGCGAAGACTTCCCGGCGCCGCCTGGGGATTACGTAGAAAGCTACACATGGACCTTCTACCGACTGGCCACAGCCAAAGGGTTCGTCGTGATCCGCTGGCTTGGCGAGTCGAACGGCTACTACTCCGAATCGGTCGATTTCAGCCGCATCATCTGACTTCCCCGGCAAGGACGCCACCCTTCAATGGGGATGCGCTACTGCGTGTTCGGCCAGACCAGAAATGGATACTCGACAGCACGGGTAAAGAAGCAGCCGTAACCCGGCCATCCCCACCCTACCCCTCATTAGCCCGGCAAGTCCGGGCATTTTTTCGCCTGTATGCGCATGCGAATCGTGCTTGGTGCCAATCATGAAGTCCGACGGGACAAGGCGGGGGTGCAAGTCCTCTCCTGCATAGTGCAGCAACCACATGACCCGGTTCGAATCCGGGGCGATTCGCAGCCGCATGCACGCGAACGCGAGGTGAGACATGAACACCGCATTGAAATACGCCCAGGAACGCTGGGACAACGCGCTACCGCCCGATGATGACGGCGACCGCGAGTATGTCACTGAGCAAGTCGGCAAGCTTCTGAACTGCGAGGACGGTGATTGCGTGCCGTTCCATGATCGGAAAGAAAGGCCCTTTATCGGCCCTGAGTTTGCGGTCTACGGATTCGCCGGATTCGTGCCTGAGTGGCTAGCGGAAGTCGACAGCAAAGAGTGCCCGATGACTCAGCTACTCCTAGCCGTCCGCCGAGGCGATCTGGAACTAGCCCAACGCATCTGGTTCCGCACATTCGAATCCACGCTTATCGAGAACGCCGAGAAGCTGGTTAGGGAGAGACGAGTATGAGCATTGACTGGAGCAAGGCTCCGGAGGGTGCGAACAAGGCTGGATTCACTGGGCATGAATACCTTCAGTTCTATCGCATACCTGGAATGTTTGGCGACTACGATTACTGGAATGAGAAAATGGGTAGATGGTGCGGTAGTGACTTCCCGACCTGCGCAAACCACCTCTTTGATCGTCCCGAAAAGGTCGAGTGGGACGGCCATGGCCTGCCGCCAACCGGCCTGCTGGTGGAATGGAAAGCCGGCTTGGATCACGAGTGGAGGCGCGTAACCGTGCTGGCCTACGCCAATGGCGATGCGTGGTTACAGCCCGAGGACGGCGACTCATTCATCGTCGGAAACCCGGCAAACTTCAGGCGCATCCGCACTCCCGAGCAGATCGCCGCCGAGGAGCGGGAGAAAGCGATTGAAGAAATGTGCTTCGCAGAAGAGACGCTAACCGTCAAGCAAGCCAAAGCACTCTACGACGCCGGCTACCGCCGCCAGGAGGAAGGGAAATGACCGTGCAACCGATCAGTGATGAGCAGTTGGCGGAACTGGCCGATGGCTGCATGGATTCGATTCCGTGCCCGATCTCTGCGCTTTACCAGCTTGCAGAGCGTCTGCGGGCTGCTGAGGCTGAGCTTTCCTTATGGCGCCCAATAATGGACGAGGTTGAGCGCCGCGCAGAGAAAGAATGGTGCCTGCAAGACAAGCGCGACTTCACGGTAACTATTCAGTACGACGACTATGTGGCCATCGATTCCGCCATGGAGAGCACGCCATGACCATCACCATCGACCTGACCAAGGCCGCCCAAGTCCTGATCTTCGGCGGCTTTTTTGTGGGCAGCGTGTTCATGTTCGCCGTGGCGTTTGTGGAGGTGGCGGGGCTATGAAGCTGACGACGATACCGAGGATCAAGAAGATCAACCTCAGCCAAAAGCGGTTCGAGCGCAGGCGCAGGCTGTATGCGAGCAAGCGCTCGTGGCGGCTCGACGGAGGGCCGCTCAACAGAGCGTGGCTGTGCAGTCCTGGAACCCTTCGATTCAGCATTCCAGGCTGGAGTGGCTACTACGACGGCGAGAATAAATGGGTGGAGCTATGAACACGCATGAATTCATCACGAAGCAGATAGATCAGCAGCTTCAGCGGGACGGATTTAGCGGTCGAGTAAGCCACGCAGTGGCCGGAGAGTCTCTCGATTACTACACGCGGACTGCTCAGTTCAAGAAGGGCGCCATGCAAGACCTTCTCGCATTCGCAAAGAAGCGCGCTAAGGAGCTTGCGAAGCTTTACGGGGAGAAGAAGGCGTCATGAACACCCGCCGCACAGCAATCTGGCTAGGCAGCCTCTTCGGCGGCCTGCTGTACCTGTTCATCCTGGCAGCCGGCCCGATCTGGGGCGGCATCATCACCGCAGAAGCTACGCACCTGTCCGCAGCAGGCCCATAGGGGATAACTGCGGCTTCCCCAGCGGGCGGTGGGCGGCATGAAGAAAACACCCGCAGCAGCGGCTTCTAGCGCAAGCAACTATCCCGCAGGGGTGACGCTGCCGAGTGGCGCCGTAAGCGCCTTTCCCCTTCTACCTGGAGAACGATATGACTCCCGAACAGTTCATCAAACTCGCCATCCTCCAAACCACTGCACGCTGGGACAACGCCGAACTCCAGAGCGATCTTTCGCCTGATGAGGTTGAAGCGCGCTATGACGCCCTCGTCGAACAAGACGCCCACTGGGATGCCAGAAGCGAAGTTCGTGTGGGTGACGTCGAGACGAACATCGAGCCTGATTACTCGCGTCACTACGAGTCGAAATCAGTCGCCACTCAGGTCAATGGCCAATGGGTCGGCTGGACCTACTGGTATGGTGGCGGAAAGCACGGCGAGCCAGAGGCCATCGACTGGATGGATAAGGCTTACTTCCTTGACTGCGTTGAGGAACAGAAGACCGTGACTATCCGCACCTTCAGCAAGCCAGAAACACCAACCGCCTAACCCTCCCTTCACTGGCTGCGCATGCGCGGCGAGGATCATTCATGTCCGCAGAAAACCAACTGGTCGAAGTACCAGCCAAAGAAACCGCTCTGCAAGTCTACTCGGCAGCCAATGGCCTGGATCCTTTCCTAGCCAAGATTCGCGAAGAGATCGACGGCTTCGTGCCGGATGTGACCACTCGCAAGGGCCGAGAGGCAATCGCTTCCATCGCCTACAAGGTAGCCCGCTCCAAGACGGCGCTGGACAACGTGGGTAAGGAATTGGTCGCTGAGCTGAAGGAGGTCCCGAAGAAGATCGATGCCGAGCGTAAGCGGATGCGCGATCTGTTGGATTCCTGGCAGGCCGAAGTGCGCAGTCCGTTGACCGAGTGGGAAGAGGCTGAAGCGGCGCGGGTTGCGCGTCATCAGGGCGAGATCGACAAGATAAACCTTCGCCTGGAATGCCGCGATCTGGACTCTAATGAACTCAAAGCCAACATCGCTTGGTTGGAAGGCCTGGCCATAAGTGAAGCCTGGGAAGAGTTCGAGGCAGAGGCTGCTCGCGCCAAAGATAAGGCTTTGATCGCTCTCCGAGAAGCCCTGGTTGCCCGTGAGAAGTTCGAAGCCGAGCAGGCCGAACTGGAACGCCTGCGCGCCGAAGCAGCAGCACGCGAGCAGAAAGAGCGCGAGGAGCGCATTGCCCGCGAAGCAGCAGAGCAGACACGGCGTCAGGAAGAGGCCAAGGCCCAGGCAGAACGCGACGCAGCAGTACGCCGTGAAGCCGAAGCACAGGCCGCAGCAGAGCGCCGCGAACTTGAACTTAAGCTTGCCGCCGAGCGCGCCGAACGCGAAGCCATTGAAGCCAAGCAGCGCGCAGAACAAGCAGAGCGTGATGCGCAACGTCGCGCTGAAGAAGCCGCAGCGGCAGAACGCAAACGGCAGGCCGATGAGCAGGCCCGCATCGAACGCGAGGCTGCTGCACGCGAAGCCGACAAGGCGCACAAGAAAGCCATCAACAACGAAGCGCTGGCGGCTCTTATCGCCGGTGGCATGCCCGAGGAATGCGCCAAGCAGGCGATCACCCTGATCGCTCAGCGCAAGGTTCCTCACATCACGATCAACTATTGAGGTTCACATGGGAACTGCACTAACACCGCTCCTGACGAAGTTCGCCACGCGCTACGAGATGGGTACCACGCCTGAAGAAGTGGCGAACACGCTCAAGCAGACCTGTTTCAAGGGCCAGGTCAATGATTCGCAGATGGTCGCCCTGCTGATCGTGGCAGACCAGTACAAACTGAACCCCTTCACCAAGGAGTTGTACGCATTCCCCGACAAGAACAACGGCATCGTGCCAGTTGTTGGCGTGGATGGCTGGGCTCGGATCATCAACGAGAACCCACAGTTCGATGGCATGGAATTCTCAATGGACCAGCAGGGAACCGAATGCACCTGCAAGATCTATCGGAAGGACCGCAGCCATGCCATCAGCGCGACTGAGTACATGGCCGAGTGCAAGCGGAACACCCAGCCTTGGCAGTCCCATCCGCGCCGGATGCTTCGCCACAAGGCAATGATCCAGTGCGCACGCCTCGCGTTCGGGTTCGCCGGCATATACGACCAGGACGAGGCCGAGCGGATCGTTGAACGAGACGTCACTCCCGCAGAACAGTACGAGGACGTCAGCGAGGCGATCTGCCTCATCAAGGACTCCCCAACAATGGAAGACTTGCAGTCAGCATTCAGCAATGCCTGGAAAGCCTACAAGACAAAGGGCGCGCGCGACCAGCTTACGGCGGCCAAGGACCAGCGGAAGAAAGAACTGCTGGACGCCCCTATAGACGTTGAATTCGAGGAGACCGGCGATGATCGAGCAGCGTAGTGATGAATGGTTCGCACAGCGCCTGGGGCGGGTGACGGCCAGCAAGGTCAAGGATGTGATGGCAAAGGGGCGCAGTGGCGCCCCTTCTGCTACCCGCCAGAACTACATGATGCAGCTCCTGTGCGAGCGCCTGACCGGCAAGCGCGAGGAAGGATTCACCAGCGCCGCAATGCAGCGTGGTACCGACCTGGAGCCGATTGCCCGCTCGGCATACGAGTTCAATGCAGGCGTAATGACGATCGAAACAGGCCTGATCATCCATCCGCGAATCGATGGATTTGGCGCGTCGCCAGATGGCCTCGCGGGGGAGCATGGGCTCGTCGAGATTAAATGCCCGTCTACCGCAACCCACATCTACACGATGCAGTCGGGCAAGCACGACCCACAGTACGAGTGGCAGATGCTCGCCCAAATGTCATGCAGCGGCCGCGAGTGGGTCGACTTCGTGAGCTTCGACGACCGTCTGCCTGATGAATTGCAGTACGTGTGCTTCCGCTACCACCGCGACGAGGAACGCATTCGCGAGATGGAGTCCGAGGTTAAAGCGTTCCTGGAAGAGTTGGCCGAACTGGAAGCCGATATGCGCGGGAGGATGGCAGCATGAGAACCGTGCTCAAAGCCACCTGCGGCAAGCACTCCAAGGAAATATCCGTCTCGCAGATCACCCACTTCGTCGCCGAAGACAAGTACGTCATCGCGTACTACCCGGATGGCGTACTTGTCTTGAACGAAACGCTTAAGGCCCTGGAGGCTGAGTTAGCCGACGAGTTCATCCGCGCCCACCGGAAGGCCTTGGTCCGACGCTCGCTGATCAGCATGTTCAAAACCCGACCTGATGACAGCCAAGCCGGCGAGGTACTACTGCTCGGAACCGAGAACTGGATACCTGTCAGCCGCAGCCACTCAGCGCAGATCAAATCGGCGATGGGTGCGTGAGGGCCATGCCATGTACATCAAAAAAGATGTCATCGAGGTCATCAAGTACGCGGCGATGATGGCGGCCTGCTCTCGCCAGTCCTGGGGAATCTACCCCATGAACCAGGGTTACAAGGCAATGCCCTTCCGTGGCGACTATCACCGCGTCGTCGAAGTCCGCCACCCCTGACCGAACAGGAATAACCCCATGCACCAGCTAACAGCGAATCACCGCCCTTGCGGTGTGACGGTCACCGGCTGGCCTGAAGAAAGCCAGCTTATGACATCGGACGACATTCTGCGCATCGCGAGAGCGGTTAAGCAGATGGCGATCAACCAGTCCCAGGGCGCCGATGGCGTTCGGGTCTACCCGGAGGATGAGCCATGCCATTCGACGAAAGCCCCGCAGTCCGCCGCATAAACGCCCTCTGCTCCCCCGCGCCAGCCCGATATATCCACCTCCCAACAGGCATTCACTGGGTCGTCATCGACAGCCTGGGTGAGGTCATTCAACTCGAAAACATCGAGCGCCGGCGCCGACTGATAACCGTTTCTGACCTCGAAACCGAGGCCTGGAGAAAGCTCCCATGACCAAAGCAAATGAATGCACCTGCCCTTCCGGCGACGGGTCGCTGCGCTGGCCGTGCCCGGCACATCCTGCGGTAGAGCAGGCAGGCGGGGATGAGCGCGCGGCGTTCAAAACTGCGTATCTGGCTGAATTTGATTGTGATGCCGATGGCGACGACAACATGGCCCACTCGAACACGGCGTGGCGTGCATGGAAGATGGCCCGCGCCGCCCTGGCGCAACCCTCCCCGAAGTGCGTGAAGTGTGGCGGTACTGGCGAAGCCGATTCCGGTGGCGTCCACCCATGGGGAGAGCCGGTCTTGATCCCCTGTGATTGCGAGACAGAGCAGGCAGAGGCGGAGCGGCCGGAGGTGGTGGCTGTAGTGGAGTCAAATGGCTGCGGCGGAAAGGTTCTCGCTCAGCGCTTCCCCATCATAAACGTGTTCGTAGGTGACAAGCTGATGACCGTCGCCCAGCATGAGCGCATCGTCGGGGCGCTGCGGGCGGAGATCACTCAACTCCGTCAGCACAAGAACGATTACATGGATGCTGGCCAGGAAACGTACCGGGCATTACAGAACGAAATCAGAGATCGGGAAGCGGAAATTGCTCGTCTTGATGGTCTGGTTTCGGGCCGCACGGCGGAGCGCGACGCCGCCCTGGCCAATGTCGATGCCCTCGCAGTGCAGGTGTTGAAGCTCGGCGGGACTATCAGCTTCGCCCACCACCGGACCGCCCAGGCTGGGCAGGTGCCGCAGGCATGGCTCGACGTGCAGGCAGAGCGGCGCCGGCAGATCACCGCCGAGGGCTGGACGCCGGAGCACGACGATCTCTATTGCGCCGCCGAACTTCCGCGCGCCGCAGCGGCATACATCCTCAACGGAGCCAATGACGAAGCGCCCGCTATCTTGCCGTTCGTGGCGAAGTGGTGGAAGCCGAGAGACGCGCGATCCAACTACGTGCGTGCCGGCGCCTTGATCCTGGCCGAGATCGAGCGCCTGGACCGCGCCGCGCCCGGCAAGGAGGTAGGTCATGAGTGAGGTGAAGCGTTTCGACGTGCCGAGCATGCGTTCTTTGATCCATGGCGAGCAGGCAGTAATGGGGCACGAGGTCGTCCTAGCCTCAGACTACGACGCCCTAGCTGCCGAGGCCCAGGCGCTAAGGGAGCAGAATACGAAGTTCCAGCACATGCTGGCTGACATCACAGTCAAACACTTCTCCGACAACATCAAGCGGAGCACCGCTCAGAAGAGCATGGACGTTTACCTGTCGGACGGCATCCGACTGCTGGAGGAAGAGCGCGACCGTATCGAGCGGAATCGCGATATGTGGAAGGGGCAATGTGAGCGACAGGCCGAACAGCTCGCAGCCCTGCGCGCAAGGGTGGTGGTTGTGCCGGAGCCGTTGAACGAAGGCGATGCTCGACGAGAATGCGGGGAGTACGGAGCGGCCATGCAGCGTGGATACAACGCATGCCTGCGCAAACTGGCGCGCCTCAACGGCCTGACGGTCAGCGAATCAGCGCTCGACACGCTGCGCCGGTTCGCTACCGGGAAAGTCATGCACCTGAACAACGGACTGTGCCCTGATGACATTGACGGGCACGAAGCGCGCGATCCGGACTGCCCGGTATGCAGAGCGCTGATCGAGACGGGAAAGGAGAGCGACAATGTCTGAACTAAAACCGTGCCCGTTCTGCGGATGCTCGATGCGCCTAGAGAGCAACCGCGACTGGCATAGGATCATAGGCGATCACGCTTTAGAGTGCGTCTTCTTGGACAGCGAAACAGTGGTGGTGCCGGCAACAAAAGAGCAGCGTGATATTGCTGTCTCCGACTGGAACACCAGAGCCGTCCCCGCGGACCATGTGGTGGTTCCGCGGGAGTTGCTGGAGCGAATCAGGTCTCAACTCGATCTTCGAGCGGAGTTCGATCAAACATACCCGCCAGAGACTCAGCCGGTGAACGATGACGCTCGCCTGTTCCTGGAACTCCGCGCCCTGCTCGGCGAGGAGAAGGAGCATGAGTGACCAATACTGGCTTGTGAAGCTGGACGTGCACGGCAATCCCACTCTGAAGGATGGCCCGCATCAGGATGTATCCGGTGTACAGAAGGCGCTCTACCTGTTCAACAGCCTTGGCTTTGTACGGGAAGATGATCAGTTCGGCTGTGCGCGAATCTCCATCAGCAGCATCGTTGCGGATGGATCTGACGTGAACCACGAGGCCATTGCAATTCTGAACTCCGCCGGCCTCAACCCCTAATCCTTCCCCTTAACCGCACACCCATATGGGAGGCATGACCGTGCCCGACATTCAAGCAACCTACATCGAAGTGAGCGCCGAAGTGCGCTACTGGGAAGACACCAAGATTAACGGACAGGAGGACAGCGAAGGTGATCTGGTGCCGTTTCGTCGTGGCGACCTCTGGTGTCCAGTGATCCGCCTGGAAGATGGCATGGTGATGGACTGGCCGGCCGGCATGATCGCCGACATCCACTACAAGGTCTGCGACGCCGGCCAGTACTGGCTGCTCGACGACAACCGGCAACGTGTCGCCCAGTGGGCCGGCTACTACGTACCGGACGACTTCCTCTGCCCGACCGAGAACGGCTATGGCGACTACATCATCTTCAAGGTGGGCGTCGATGGCCTGATCAAGAGTTGGAGCAAGCCCGAGATCGAATGGGGTGGCCGCGAGGATGATCAGGAAGGCTGGAAGCGCCTTGAGGAGAACGACCGTGCCTGACGAAATTTCCTATGAATCCGAACTGGCCAGCAAGTGCCAGGGTGCCGCCCAGTGCCTTAGCTACAACGGCCCGAAGCATGAGGCCGAGGCGAAGCACGTCCTGCATGAAGCATCGCACGCGCTCGACAAACATGCTGTGCGCGTGTCCGAGGACTTCCCTGGTCTTCTGATAACCAATGCTCGCGGCGAGTCTCGGTATATGACATGGCGTGAGCGTCTGGCCCGCTGGCTGCTCAAGGGTGCCCTGGAGATTCGGCCATGACCGACATTCGAGAAGAGTTTGAAGCGTGGCACCACGCTGAGTTCGGCTACTGCATCTCTGAGGAAGATGATGCTTGGAACGCCGGGGAATGCGCCAAGCGCTGGGAAACCTGGCAAGCCAGCCGCGCGGCTCTGAGGGTGGAGTTGCCGCCGACGATCACCGCCGAAGAGGTTGTTGAGCATTTCAACATCGACGAGGAAGGCATCGACATGGCCGCTGGTATTGCGCACATGGTGAACGGGGCCATCGCCGCATGCGCTGCCTTCATCAAGCAAGCCGGAATTGAGGTGAAGTGAATGAGCAAGTCTCTGTTCCACGAAGGGCGCGACGTGCTCATCGAGGTCCTGCACATAGGGCCTTCCGAAGAAACCTTCATTTGCGCCGTGAACGGACGAGTTCCAGTCTCATCGCTCCTTGAGATCGAGCGGCAACTTCGCGAGGAGGAGTTCGAGAAAGGCCACGGCCTGTACCTGTTCGAGGCCTGCTATTTCTCCGGCCAGTACGGAGAGTTCGGCATGTGCGAGATCGCGCCCGGCTGGGAGCTAACCCTGATCGAATTCAACGCTGACTGGATGGAACCGATTGAAGGAGAACTGCCATGACCGACCTCACCAAGCTGAAGGAGCTGGCGGAACGGGCTACGCCTGGGCCGTGGTCTGCGGCCTGGGAGGAAGGCGATGACACTGCATGGCCGAATCTGTTTCCTGTAATCCAAGCGGGCAATGGCGAAGTCGTGATCGGTAACGAAGGCTTTTACACCGATCTGGAGCAGGACAAGGCTAACGCCACTTTCTGCGCCGCCGCCAACCCACAAGCCATCCTCGGGCTGATTGCCGAGGTGGAGCGGCTGCGCTCCAGGCTGGAGATAGACGAACGCATCCCTCATGACGGGATCGCCTGCCGGGACGAAACGATCAAAGGACTGGACGAGATCGACCGGCTCAAGGCGGAGAACTGCGCCCACAAGGACACGCAGAAACACTGCGAGTGGTTGGCGCAGGACTTGAAGGAGTGCGCAAGCGTTCTGCCCGGTACTTACTACATGGACCCTCCAGACGGCGGCAATGTCAGCATTCCAGAGCAGATTCGGCGCATGGCGAAGGACGCCGCGCGCTACCGGTGGCTGCGAGAGCGAGACCTCGAAACGATCAGACAAGGCGGCGTATTCGCCGGGATGACCCCGGAGAACATCGTACTCAACCTGGAGCACCTAGACGCTGCAATCGACGCAGCCCTAGAAGGAGCCAAGCAATGAACGACCGCGAACTACTCGAACTGGCGGCGCGGGCGGCGGGCTATCAGTTCTCATACCCGTACCACTCCATCTCCATCCCGTTAATCCTGGCAGAGACTGGGCGGTGGCGACAATGGGACCCACGACACGACGACGGCGACGCGCTGAGGCTGGCTGTGAAGCTTCGCCTGGACATAACGTTCTACAACGGCTTTCAGGAAGTAGCCGCCGAGCCATCAAATGGTGACGGGATGAACCCTAGTCAGGAAGTGTTCACGGAAAATCCGTATGCGGCAACTCGGCGAGCAATCACTCGCGCCGCAGCCGAGATCGGAAAGTCTATGGGAGGTGGGGAGTGATGAAAGACAACGGCGGACAAGCGTTTCCCTCGGAATCGATGTACACGTCCGAAGCGGGAATGACCCTGCGCGACTACTTCGCGGCCAAGGCGATGCAGGCCTTGCTTCATCCGACGTACATAGAGTCAAGCGTAAGCAAGCCCCATAGCAATCCTCTTGCTGACATACCGAGGGTTGCTTATCGATACGCCGACGCCATGCTAAAGGCCAGGAAGGAAGGAGGTGGGGAGTGAGCGACGCACCAATTGAACCCCATGAATACCTCTACGGCGTAAAGGTCGTCCAGATCGAGGATCTTCGAGTTGCCCGAGGATTGACCAGGCGCCCGGTTTCTTCATGCCGTCACAGGAAAATGGTCTACGACGAAAAGGAGCGCCGCATCTGGTGCAGCGATTGTGAAACGGAGGTCGAGCCGTTCGATGCCTTCATGCACCTGGTACAGGTATTCGACGGCGGTTTGAAGGACTTGAACAGGCGCCGCCGTGAGCTTCATGAGGCAGAGCAGTTTGCAATCCGCAGCCGGGCAGCCAAGGTGATCGACGAAGCGTGGCGCAGCACGAAGATGGCTCCGCTTTGCCCACACTGCAATGAGGCGCTTCTCCCGGAAGACGTTGTAAAGGGAGTTGCCACGGCATCCAAGCAACTGATCATCGCTCGCCGCAACAAGCAGAAACGACCGAAGTAACCCAGCCGGGCGCCACTAGCTCTCCCTGAGCTAACCCGGCTGGGCGTCTAAATCCTACCATCATGCCCTCCCCGGCAATAGCTGGGGCGGAGAGGTATTGCCTATGAGTACCGCAGAGCAAATCGAGTACGAAGACAAGGTGCCCGAACAGGTAATGGCGGCGCTGCTTGGGATAACCTACCGCGCCCTACAAACCAGACGGTCAAAGGGACAGATTCCAGAAGGCGTCTGGAACAAGGTCAACGGGAAGATAATCTACAGTCGACGGAGATACGACGAATGGCTCGAAAGCCTTTGGGTATGCCCACCGGGGTGGAAGTCATCGGCAACTCTATCCGTATCCGCTTCATGTGGAACGGAACAAGGAAGTGCGAAACACTCCCCTATCCCGCGACGCAAAAAGGGATTAAGACTGCATCCGGTCTTAGAGATCAGGTAGTCCAGGCCATCAAGCTTGGCATCATGGACGAAGCCAAGTATGCGGAGTTCTTCCCCGGTTCTGCGATTGCGGAATCGGTCAGCAGCCAAATCCCTCTGTTCGGTGAGCATGCTCAACTCTGGCTAGACAGCCGAGAGATCGTGCTTGGCACCCGCAAGAACTACAAGAGCATCCTCAACCAATACTGGATGCCGCATCTCGCAGTAGCCCGGCTGGACCAGATCACCCCTACCCTCTTGCGCCGAATCATCAGCAGCATCGAGTGGACGTCGCCAGGCGTGAAGCGGAACGCGATGTTCAAGCTATCGACGATCCTAGATTCCGCTGTGAAGGACGGGCTGATCAAGAAGAACCCGATGGCGCCTCTTGAGAAGCCGAGGGTTTCGAAGAAGCTGGTGGATCCTTTCACCAGGGACGAAGCAGAACGCATCATCCAACACCTGTACGCGACCCTTGGGAAGTACTCAAGGATCTACGCCGCGCTGTACGAGTTTCTGTTCTTCACAGGGTTGCGGCCTGGGGAAGCTTTCGCCCTCAGATGGGACGAGGTAGACGAAGAGGCCAGGCGCATCCACGTGTGCCGGATCGTCATAGATCGCGGAATCGAAGAGCGAGTAAAGACCAAGCACGAACGCGACGTCCTGCTCAACGAACGCGCCCTGAATGCCCTGGCAGAGGCCAAGCGGATTGCTCGGCTGAAGCGCGTCGCCTCCGTCTCCGAATTCGCAGTAAGCCCCTTCGTGTTCCCTCCGAGCAAGGGCGGGCTGTGGATCAAGGAGCCAAGTGTTACCATAAAGCACTTCCACGCCGCGCTGGATGCTCTATCCATCCGAAGGCGCCGGCAGTACGACACCCGCCACACATACGCGACCATGTGCCTGATGGCTGGCATGAACCCTGCGTTTATCGCTGGGCAGCTAGGCCACAGCGTGCAGATGCTGCTATCGACCTATGCCAAGTGGCTGAACTCCGCCTCGGATTGGAGCGAACTGGAGAAGCTACAGACCAGGGTTAAAACTGGTACGGAATTGGTACAGGAAGCAGAGGAAGGCGCGTAACCATCCCGCAAAGCCCCGCAGGACAATGCCTTGATATCTACAGCTAACATCACCATGCAGTTCGGCGCCAAGCCGCTGTTCGAGAACGTTTCCGTCAAGTTCGGCAACGGCAACCGCTACGGCCTGATCGGCGCCAACGGTTGCGGCAAGTCGACCTTCATGAAGATCCTCGGCAACGACCTGGAGCCGAGCGCCGGCCAGGTCATGCTGGAACCCAACGTGCGCCTGGGCAAGCTGCGCCAGGACCAGTTCGCCTACGAGGACTTCAGCGTCATCGATACGGTGATCATGGGCCACGAGGAACTCTGGGCGGTGAAGGCCGAACGCGACCGCATCTACTCCCTGCCGGAAATGAGCGAGGCAGATGGCATGGCGGTGGCCGAGCTGGAAGTCCAGTTCGCCGAGTTCGACGGCTACACCGCCGAGTCCCGCGCCGGCGAGCTGCTGCTCGGCCTGGGCATCCCGCTGGAGCAGCACTTCGGCCCGATGAGCGCCGTCGCTCCCGGCTGGAAGCTGCGCGTACTGCTGGCCCAGGCGCTGTTTTCGGACCCGGACGTGCTGCTGCTCGACGAACCGACCAACCACCTGGACATCAACACCATCCGCTGGCTGGAAGGCGTGCTCACCGCGCGCAACAGCACCATGATCATCATTTCCCACGATCGCCACTTCCTGAACAGCGTCTGCACCCACATGGCCGACCTGGACTACGGCGAGCTGCGCCTGTTCCCGGGCAACTACGACGAGTACATGACCGCCGCCGAACAGGCCCGCGAGCGCCTGCTGTCGGACAACGCCAAGAAGAAGGCGCAGATCGCCGAGCTGCAATCCTTCGTCAGCCGCTTCTCGGCCAACGCTTCCAAGGCCAAGCAGGCCACCAGCCGCGCCCGGCAGATCGACAAGATCCAGCTGGAGGAGGTCAAGCCGTCCAGCCGGGTCAGCCCGTTCATCCGCTTCGAGCAATACAAGAAGCTGCACCGCCAGGCGGTGACCGTGGAAAACATCAGCAAGGGCTATGACGGCAAGCCGCTGTTCAAGGGCCTGAGCCTGCAGGTCGAGGCCGGCGAGCGCGTCGCCATCATCGGCCCCAACGGCATCGGCAAGACCACCCTGTTGCGCTGCCTGGTCGGCGACCTGCCGGTGGATGGCGGCGAGGTGAAATGGACCGACAGCGCCGACGTCGGCTATTTCGCCCAGGACCATGCCGACGACTTCGCCGACGACATGAGCCTGTTCGACTGGATGGCCCAGTGGACCCAGGGCGGCGAACAACTGGTGCGCGGCACCCTCGGCCGCATGCTGTTCTCCAACGACGAGATCAAGAAGTCGGTGAAAGTGATCTCCGGCGGCGAGCAGGGCCGCATGCTGTTCGGCCGGCTGATCCTCAAGCGCCCCAACGTGCTGGTGATGGACGAGCCGACCAACCACCTGGACATGGAGTCCATCGAGGCGCTGAACCTGGCGCTGGACAACTATCCGGGCACGCTGATCTTCGTCAGCCACGACCGCGAATTCGTTTCCTCGCTGGCTACCCGCATCATCGAGCTGGGCGAGAACGGCGTGACCGACTTCAGCGGCAGCTATGACGACTACCTGCGCAGCCAGGGCGTGATCGTCTGA